GTTGATATGCATCGAGAGGCTCATGTGTTGTTCGAGTCCTTGAAGAACTTCTCGCCCCTGATTCTCGAAGGAGACTATGGTGGCTATGACCAATCGATGCCATTTGAGATTGGGCGTGGAGCGAACACCATCGTTCTGCGCATCTTGCAACATTTTGGTTATGATGACCATCAGTTGCAGATCGCTGCTGGCCTTTTGTCAGATGCTTTGTTCCCAGTGGTGAGCATGATAGGGGAAATCATGCGCATCCCTGGTTTGCAACCCTCTGGCAAGTACGCAACTGCAGAGGACAACTCGTTGAGGAACCTTCTGATTGTTGTTTACATTTGGTTGAGCACTCCCGAGGTGAGTAGGAAGGATGTTTTTGAACATCTCTTACCAAAGAGCTACGGTGATGATGTCTTGATTGCCGTGAAACCTGAGGTCTCCGATGATTTTGATGCCATTGTGTTTGCTGAAGTGTGTGAGAGAGAGACTGATTTGACTTTTACAACCTCGAGCAAGGGAGTTGTTGACAAGGCTTTTGAGACTCTCGACTCCATGTCCTTCTTGAAGCGCACGTTTGTGTTTCACGAGGGTCTTGGTCGTGTTGTCGCTCCCCTCGCTCTGGACTCCATCTACAAGACTCTTGAGTGGTTTTTGCCCTCGTCGTCTGTTAATGAAGTTACGCAAATGGAGATGATCTGTGAGTCGAGCCTGAGGGAGATTTTCTTTCATGGCGACCAGGAAAAATTCAACAGGTGCCGTGATTGGTTGCTTGCTGGATTGAAGGAGGCTTTCCCCGATGCTTCCTTCGTGCTCTCTACCTATGAAAAGGTTTATGAGTCACTAACACTTCCCACTGAAACAACACCTGTACTGGGAGGAAGACAGGAGGGTGACGAAATGCTACCAGTATCTGAGTCTAGGATTCTGGCAGATGATGATCGTCACCTGGCCCTTGGGGCCAAGAATGGTGGTATCTCCACCACAGACACGATCTCTGCAGGTTTTGACCGACCTGTGGAAGATTATCAATGGTCAGCTCAAAAACATGTGATAATTTCTCAGCATCTTGATCAACTCCGTGAGGAGATTGTTGAGGTGTCTGAAACCTTCAAGGGGTTGTCCGACCCCTTTCCTGGGATGGAAGTCCGTCAGGTGAAGCAATCGCTTATTTATGCCAG